GACATGATGTCCACCAGCAGGCGAAGAGCCGGGAGCTTTTGGGGAAGGAGCTGGGGCTGACCGGGCGGCATGTCGCAAGGTATGTCCGTTGCAAGGAGCTCATCCCGGAGTTCAAGGACATGCTGGATGACGGGAGCCTGACCATGGTGTCGGCAGTGGAGTTGTCCTACCTGCCGGAGGAGGAGCAGGCGGCGGTGAAGAAGGTCATGGACCAGAGCTGCATCCGGCTGAAAGCGGACAAGGCGGGCGAGCTGCGGAAAGCGGTGGGGAGCCTGTCGGAGGGGAAGGCGCAGGAGATCCTGGGCGTTGACCGGCCGGTGAAAACGGATGCGGAGAAGCCGGTGAGCGTGAAGCTGCCCGCGAAGCTGTACAGCAGGTATTTCACCAATGTGGCGGCGAAGGACGTGCAGGGCATCCTGGAGGCGGCACTGGAGCAGTATTTTGAGGGGAAGGGGGCATGAGGATGGTCGCGGTCATACGGTATTACAATGTGAGGTTCTACCTGCTGCTTAAGGATGAAAGGGAGCGCAGGTGGTTCTCCTTCCTGGAAGAGAGGATCATGGCCGGGGAGCGGATGGTGATGAAGGATATTTACGGATGGTGCGCCAGCCATGGGGTGCGGTACTGTACGAGGTTCTGCTACAGGCGGGACTTCCCGGTCACGGCTAACCTCTGGAATTTCTATTCCTACCTGAAGGGGAAGATTGACATGGGGCGCGCTGGAAGGGAGGCTGCGGATGTTTAGCACGGAGGAGCTGGAGTCCCTGGACCGTTCGTATTTTTCGGTCATCTGCGCGGATGCGTATGACGTTACCATCATGTCGAAGAATACCGGGCATGTCTGGTATATCCATAACCCGGAGTATCCGGAGCCGGGCAACTGCATCATATTCCACAAGCACCGGGCATCCCACCCATACCACAGGCACGGCCGGGCGGGGAGCCTGCGGCAGGCGGTGAAGAGCATACAGGGGCATGACAGGTATCAGATTGAGGTGAGGGAGGGCGGAGCCGGCGGCGGACGGAAAGAGGCCAGTAGGGCAAATGGAAAGGCGCGTTGAGCGGCGTGGATAAGGCACAGGGGTTCTACTATCCTGTGCCTTTTGAAGTTTATTCTGATAAAATTTATAAATTGGAGTAATTGGATATGAGTCGGATTTATGCAGCACAAACGTGGATAATAATTCAATTATAAATATAGACTTGACAAATAATCCAGTAAGTGGTATTTTTGTGGAGAAAGGTGGTGCGAGCATGGGGAAAATGGAGTTCGATAAGAGAAGATGTATGTCCGCAATATACGCCATTGCGAAAGAAAAGGGTGTCAAGATAGGGGACCTAGAGAAAGAAGCGAACGTGAGCACGGGGTATCTGTCCAAGCTGAACAAGGAGGAGAACACGTCCTCGCCGAGCATTGAGCTGCTGGTGGCTGTCGCCAGGGTTCTGGGCGTTACCATTGATATGCTGGTCTATTCGGAGTATGAGGGGCTGAGCTCCAACGAGAAGTACATGCTGAAATTTCTGGACAGGCTCATAAAAAAAACGCTGTCTGGGGAATTGCAGTGGGAGAAGGAGACCAAAAAGCAGCTTTTGAATTTAGAATGCGGCTATGACCTGAGTGGTGAGGCGTATGTGCGGCATCCTTTGTTTACGGTAACGGAAACCCCGGCGGGTGGAGAGGGCAAGTTTTATCTGACTCCATGCTACTGCAGCAGGTTTTTTCCGGAAGGGGATACGCTGATTGCGGGAGATGGGTTTCATGCGGCTCTTTCCCCTTCTGATGCGGAGCTGTACATCATGAAGGTGGATAATGAAATAGCAAACATGGAAATAGGATATGACCAGTTTGAAGTCTATCTGGTTAACGGGGGGAGCGTAAAGCCTTTGGGCTGCAGTGATTTTGTATGCGGCGAGATTTCCAGGCAGATACAGAACCTGTATAAAGTGATCGTTGATGCGGATTCCAACCTTGGCATCAATGACGAAGTGAAGGGCATCATTGACCTTTACATGATGGACGGGGACGAGGAACTGCCGTTCAATTAAGGAAGGAGGCACAGTATGTGGCATATACCGATCTATAACCGGAAACTACCGAAGAAGCAGAGGGTCTTTGACGTGGAGGCTGACGAGAAAGGGGTAATCCACAGGTATTTCACCCAGAACATAAAGGGGAGCGCCTTTGTGGATTCTGAGGACGTACAGAAGCAGATAAATGAGTTTTTGGAAAAGAATGCAGTAGGATAAGAGCTACCGAGCAACCGGATCCGATATACTGAGTTACCGACCGCCGGAGCCATGATCCTGACAGCAGAGAGAGTATTTTTGTACTCTCCCTGTTTCAGGGGATGGCTCCGGCTTTTTTTGTTTCCATGGAAAGCGCCTGGTTACGGATCAGGGCGGATATCGGATGATGTCCGTCCTGATGGGTATCCAGGGAGGTACCCGGGATAAAAAATTCATACCGGCCGCATGTGCGCAGTGGGGCGGGATACGACATACCGGGCTTCTTGCAGCCGCGATAAAGGCGGCTGTGGGGAGCCGGATGCAGGCATCCCTGCTTTCCTGCGCTCTTTTTGTGCTGTGCTGCGGATGCCATGGCCTGGATCATGAGCCTGTCCTGCCTTTGCTGCCTCCTGGCCGGGGAAGGAGGCAGGACATGAAGATGAGGTTCAGGAAGACGCCCATGAGCCGGAGGGTCAGCTATTGCTATGAGTCCGTGACGGGGGAGAAGTTCCGCATCAGCGCGGAAGAGTACGGGGCGGAGACGGTCAGCCTGCTGCACCGGATGGATGACAGCGAGGTCAGGAACAACCTGAGTACAGGGAAGCCGGGCATCCAGAAATGGCAGGAGGAGGCGGCCAGGCAGTGGAGGGAGCGGCATCCGGATGAGGAGCCGCCGAAGAACTGGGTGCTGTCGCTGGACAGCCTTACGGGGGAGGACGGCAGCGGCATGGCGGATGACAGCCGGTATATGAAGGAGGCAGTGGACAGGGCGACGCAGGAAGAGGCAGACCCGCTGAAGGAGCTCCTGCATGAGTGCGTGGAGGAAATGGATGGGGATTCGCAGAGGCTTTACCAGAGGTATTACATGGAGGATGCCGTCCAGGCGGAGATTGCGAAGGAGTTCGGGATCTCCCAGATGGCGGTCAGCAAGAGGCTGAAAAAGCTGGAAGCCGCCCTGAAAAAGGAATGCCTGAAAAAACTTGAAAAAAATTTCTGAAATGGTTTTAAAAGCACTGCTTTCTGCGGACTGGGGTGTGTGGGGAAGGAGATTCCCACAGAAAGAGAGGTAATGGCGATGGCATTAAGACACAAGGTCGTCATCAATGTTTCGGATTCCGGCGGCAGGAAGAGGAACGTGCTGAAGGGCGCGGATATGAAGCTCCCGGCAAGGCTTGTGAGGTTCCTGTTCGGGGATTTCACCCAGGTGTACCTTTTAGCGCCGGGGCAGACAGTGGAATCGGTTGACATCAGGGAGGTCAGGGAAGGAGGGTGCGCGGCATGTCAAAGATGAGTGAACTGGACAGGGTGCTCAGGGAACTGAAAAAGTGCGGGGAGAGCCTGGTGTGCATCGCGGAGGAACTGGCAGAGGTTCTGTCCGGCTCAGGCGAAAAGAAGGAAGCCGTGGAGAAGCCGGGGAAGAAGGAATCTGCGGGGAAAGCGTCCGGGCAGGAGGAGCAGGGACCGGAGAAGCAGTATTCCCTCACGGAAGTCAGGGCGCTCCTGGCGGAGAAGTCCAGGGCGGGCTTCACGGCACAGGTCAGGGAGCTGCTTGCAAAGCATGGGGCGGATAAGCTGTCCGGGATCGATCCTTCGGAGTATGCGGCCCTGGTTGCGGATGTGGAGGTGCTGTGATGGGTAGGCACGCTTTATTGTCCGCGTCTTCCAGCCACCGGTGGCTTGCCTGCCCGCCGTCGGCAAGGCTCTGCGAGGGTTATGAGGACACGGGCAGCGAATACGCACAGCAGGGCACGGATGCCCACAGCCTATGCGAGCACAAGTTGAAAGCCCTGCTGGGCATGGAGACCACAGACCCGACAGAGGGGCTTTCCTTCTATGACGAGGAGATGGAGGAATGCGCCTGCGGGTATGCGGAGTATGTCCTTTCGCTGGTGGAGGAGGCAAAGAAGTCTTGTAAAGACCCGGCGGTGCTGATCGAGCAGCGGCTGGACTTCTCCCGTTTTGTGGAGGAGGGGTTCGGCACAGGAGACTGCCTGATAATCGCGGACGGGACGCTCTACATCATCGATTACAAGCACGGCACCGGCGTGGAGGTCTCTGCGGATGGGAACCCCCAGATGATGCTGTATGCCCTGGGCGCGCTGGAGCTGTTTGACGGCATCTATGATATTGACACTGTCCGCATGGCGATCTATCAGCCGCGCCGGGAGAATGTGAGCGTGTGCGTCATGGCGAAGGAGGAACTGCTCCGGTGGGCGGAGGGCGAGCTTAAGGAGAAGGCAAAGCTGGCCTACGCCGGGGAGGGGGAGTTCTGTGCTGGGGAGCACTGCCGGTTCTGCAAGGCGAAGGCGGTCTGCAGGAAGCGGGCGGAGTACAACCTGGAGCTTGCGAAGTACGATTTTGAGATGCCCGCAACGCTGGAGGATGACGAGATCGCGGCGATCCTCGTGAAAGCGGATGAGCTGGCGGCATGGGCGGCGGATGTGAAGGAATTTGCATTGCAGCAGGCGCTCTCCGGCGTGAAGTATGCCGGGTTCAAGGTGGTGGCCGGAAGGTCCAACCGGAAGTACACCGATGAAAAGGCGGTGGCGGATACCGTATCGAAAGCGGGATATGACCCATATGAGCCGAAGCTGTTAGGCATCACGGCCATGGAGAAGCTGCTGGGCAAGAAGAAATTTGCGGAGATTTTAAAGGGGCTTGTGGAGAAGCCGCAGGGCAAGCCGGCCCTGGTGCTTGAGAGCGACAAGAGGCCGGAACTGAATACGGCACAGGAAGATTTCAAAGAAGATTAGGAGGAAAATCATATGTCAAATACAGTCAACAATCCAACAAAAGTGATTACTGGACCTGATACCCGGTGGAGCTACTGCAACGCATGGGAAGCAAAATCAATCAATGGAGGCACGCCTAAGTTCTCCGTGTCGCTCATCATCCCGAAGTCGGATAAGAAGACCATTGCAAAGATCGAGGCGGCGATTGAGGCGGCATACCGTGAGGGTGAGGCGAAACTGAAAGGAAACGGCAGGAGCGTCCCGGCGCTTTCCGTCTTGAAGACCCCGCTGCGTGACGGGGATACGGAGCGCCCGGATGATGAAGCCTATGCGGATTCCTATTTTGTCAATGCCAACAGCTCCACGGCTCCCGGTATCGTGGATGCAGACCGCCAGCCGATTCTTGACCATTCCGAGGTATACAGCGGCGTATATGGCAGGGCGAGCATCAATTTCTATGCTTTCAATTCCAACGGAAATAAAGGGATCGCCTGCGGGCTGAACAACCTGCAGAAGCTCCGTGACGGGGAGCCGCTGGGCGGCAGGTCACGTGCGGAGGATGACTTTGCGGACGGAGACGGGGATGATGAGGATTTCCTGTCATGACCAGATAAACAGAAATATGGCCGCCGGGTGGCGGGGAACGGGCATCTGCCTTTTCCCTGCTGCCCTTAAGGCGGTGAAAGGAGCTGGTGGGAGTGGAGTCTATCAATATTGACATAGAGTCGTTTTCGTCTGTGGATTTATCCAAATGCGGCGTTTACCGGTATGCCTCATCCCCGGATTTTGACATCCTTCTGTTCGGATACAGCGTGGATGGTGGGGATGTGCATGTGGTTGACTTATGCCAGGGGGAGGAGATTCCAGCGGATATCGTGGCGGCGCTCTCGGATGATTCTGTCATCAAGTGGAGCTACAATAACAATTTTGAGCGTGTCTGTCTGTCAAATTATTTCGGCACATGGTTTGAGCCGGAAAACTGGCGCTGTACGATGGTGTGGGCGGCTTACCTTGGCCTTCCGCGGTCATTGGAGGATGTAGGCGCGGTGCTTGGGCTGGAGAAGCAGAAGCTGTCTGAGGGGAAGGAGCTGATCCGGTATTTCTGTGTCCCTTGCAAGCAGACCAAAGCGAACGGCGGCCGGACGCGGAACCTGCCGGAGCATGACAGGGAAAAGTGGGAGCGGTTCAAGGCATACAACCTCCGTGACGTGGAAGCGGAGATGCAGATACAGCAGAGGCTTGCCAAATTCCCCGTGCCGGATTTTGTGTGGGAGGAATACCGGCAGGACCAGGAGATCAACGACCGGGGCATCGGTGTGGATATGGATATGGTCAGGAATGCGATTGCCATAGACGGGCGTTCCAAGGCGGAATTGTCGGCGGCAATGAAGGAACTGACAGGACTGGAGAACCCAAATTCCGTTCAGCAGATGAAGCAGTGGCTTTCGGAGAATGGGGTGGAAACGGATTCCCTTGATAAAAAGGCTGTAGCGGAGCTGATGAAAGATGCGGAGGAGCCTTTGCGGAAGGTTTTGGCACTCCGGCAGCAGCTGGCCAAATCTTCTGTAAAGAAATACCAGGCGATGGAGAACGCGGTGTGTGCGGACAGCCGTGCGCACGGGATGTTTGCCTTCTATGGTGCCAACAGGACGGGGCGGTTCTCTGGGCGCATTATCCAGCTGCAAAACCTGTATAAAAACACAATGCCTGATTTGGCGCAGGCGAGGGAGCTTGTGAGGTGCGGTGATTTTGAAGCACTGGAAATTTTATATGATTCCGTGCCGGAGGTGCTTTCGGAACTTATCCGCACGGCTTTTGTGCCTCAGGATGGCAGGAAGTTCATTGTGGCGGATTTTTCAGCGATAGAAGCGCGGGTGCTTGCATGGATTGCCGGGGAGCGGTGGCGGCTGAAAGTGTTCGAGGGTGGCGGTGACATTTACTGCGCATCGGCAAGCCAGATGTTCCATGTCCCGGTGGAGAAGCACGGCGTGAACGGGCATCTGCGGCAGAAAGGGAAGATAGCGGAGCTGGCCCTTGGATACGGTGGGTCGGTAGGCGCGCTGATCTCCATGGGTGCGCTGGAGATGGGGCTTGCGGAGGAAGAGCTGCAGCCGCTGGTGTCGGCGTGGAGGGATTCCAACCCGTGCATCACGGAGTTCTGGTGGGCGGTTGACCGTGCCGTGAAGGAATGCATCAAAATGAGGGCGGGGACGGAGACGCACGGCATCCGCTTTGATTACCAGGGAGGGATGCTGTTCATCACGCTTTTCTCCGGGAGGCGGCTTGCCTATGTGAAGCCAAGGATCGGGGAGAACCAGTTCGGCGGGGAGTCCGTCACATACATGGGCGTGGGCGGCACGAAGAAGTGGGAGCGGCTGGAAAGCTACGGTCCTAAATTCGTGGAGAACATCGTGCAGGCGGTCAGCCGGGATATCCTGTGCTATGCCATGAGGACTTTGCGGAACTGTTCGATTGTGGCCCATGTGCATGATGAGGTCATCATTGAGGCGGACAGGAAGATGTCCCTTCCTACGGTTTGTGAACAGATGGGCAGGACGCCGCCCTGGGCCAAAGGGCTGCGGCTGCGGGCGGATGGATATGAGTGTGATTTTTACCAGAAAGATTAGGCGGGGACGCATGGGATATCAGATTGATTTCAGGAGGAAGAGAAGATGAGCAAGGCGGAAATGCAGAGGTGCAGGATGCATGGGGACTGTTTCGCAAACAGGGGCGGCGTCTGTACCTGCTTGAAGGACAATGACTTTGGCGGGAGGGACTGCCCGTTTTACAAGCCTGCGGATACGGTCCGGAAAGAACAGCGCAGGCGGAATGGAGGTATGGTTCATGGGGATTGGAAGGTATAACAGCGAGGGGTATCCTGACCCCACGACTTATGAGGCATTGAAAGGAATCAGCAGGGAGGAGATGGCCGGGAAGCGGGCATACAGGCCGCTTGTCTATATATGTTCCCCGTTTGCCGGGGATATGGAGGGGAATGCGCAGAAGGCCAGGCGGTACAGCAGGTTTGCGGTGGGGAACGGCGCGATCCCTGTTGCGCCGCATCTGCTGTTTCCGCAGTTCCTGGATGACAGGAAGCCTGCGGAGCGGGCGGTGGGCATATTCGCGGGGCTGGTGCTCCTGGGGAAGTGCGACCAGCTGTGGGTGTTCGGCAGCACCGTATCCACGGGGATGGCGGCGGAGATTGAGAAAGCGGAGAAACGGGATATGGTCATCCGTTATTTCACGGAGGACTGCGAGGAGGTGTGAAGGGCATGAGGATGACATTTTACACGGCGAACTGCAGGGGGAACGCGAAGAACAGCCTGTATCCCAACAGGCGGGTCATTGACAATGAGGATGACTGCATGGAGGTGGTGGCGTTTGACCATGTGTGCGCGGAGTTTCGGAACTGCCGCAGGAGCGGGGATAATTTCCTCTCCTGCGATGTGGATGTGATGGACTGTGACAACAGCCATTCTGACAACCCGGCGGACTGGATTCATCCGGAATACCTGGAAGAAAAGGTCGGGGCAGATGTGGCGTTTGCCGTGGTGCCGAGCCGGAACAACATGAAGCCGAAGGAGGGGAAGTCTGCAAGGCCCAGGTTCCATGTGTACTTCCCGCATGACCCGGTCACGGACGGGGAGGCGTGTGCGGCGTTGAAGAAGGCCATACAACAGAAATTTCCGTTCTTTGACGCCAAGGCGCTGGACTCTGCCCGGTTCATTTTCGGGCATCCGGCAGATTCCATCCTCTGGCATGAGGGCGAGATCACCATTGACTGCATCGTGAAGCCGCAGGGCGGCAGGGAGATACCGCAGGGGCAGAGGAACGCCACCATGTCCCACTTTGCGGGGCGCGTGGTGAAGCGGTACGGCGCAACGGAAAAGGCGCATGAAATCTTCATGGAGGAAGCCAATAAGTGCAATCCGCCGCTGGAGGATGCGGAGCTTGCCATAATCTGGCAGAGCGCCTGCCGGTTTGCGGAGAAAGTGCAGGGGCAGGAAGGGTATGTCGCCCCGGATGCGTACAATGATGAATTTGGACGGGAATCACTGAAGCCTGGCGATTACTCGGATATCGGGCAGGCGAAGGTGCTGACCAGGGAATACGGCGTGGAGCTGCGCTATACGGCGGCTACGGATTACCTGCGTTTCTGCGGGCAGTATTGGGTGGAGTCGAAGCAGCAGGCGGTGGGAGCGGCGGAGGAGTTCCTTGACCTGCAGCTTGCGGATGCGAAGGATGAGATCGCCCGGACGAAACAGGCGCTCATGGATACCGGCATATCGGAGGAGGCCATCACCTCCGGCGGCAAGTCGCTGGAGAAGAAAATAAGCGGCGGGCAGATGGACGCCTACCTTGCGTATATGTCCGCCCAGGCGTATAAGGCGTTCGTGATGAAGCGGCGGGACATGAAGTATGTGGTTTCCGCACTGCAGGCGGCGAAGCCTATGCTGGAGATCAGCGTGTCTGACCTGGATAAAGACGGGTTCCTTCTGAACACGCCGGACGGCACCTATTACCTCCCGGACGGGCTGGAGGGGAAGCGTGACCACAGCCCGGAGGACTATATCACAAAAATAACGGCGGCAGCTCCCGGTGACAAGGGGGAGAAGCTGTGGCTGGATTCCCTGGAGACCATTTTCTGCGGTGATGCGGAGCTGGTTGACTATGTGCAGCAGATCGTGGGCATGGCGGCGGTGGGGCGCGTCTATATGGAATCGCTGATCATTGCCTATGGTGAGGGAAGGAACGGGAAGTCCACCTTCTGGAACACGGTTGCCCGTGTGCTTGGGACCTACAGCGGGAATATGTCCGCAGATACCCTCACGGTCGGGTGCAAGCGGAATGTGAAGCCGGAACTTGCAGAGGCGAAGGGGAAGCGGCTTATTATTGCTGCGGAACTGGAGGAGGGGATGAGGCTGAATACTTCCGTGGTGAAGCAGATGTGTTCCACGGATGAGATTTTTGCGGAGAAAAAGTATAAGGACCCGTTTTCCTTCACGCCGAGCCATACGCTGGTGCTTTATACCAACCACCTGCCAAGGGTGGGCGCGAATGACCCGGGGACATGGCGGCGCCTGATTGTGATTCCTTTCCATGCCAAAATTGAAGGGGCGGGGGATGTGAAGAATTATGCGGATTTCCTTGTGGCAGAGGCGGCACCGGCTGTCATGGCATGGATCATTGAAGGTGCAAAAAAGGCAATCAGCAGGAACTTTCATATCCCTTGTCCTGTATGCGTGGAAGATGCCATCAAAGCGTATAGGGAGGACAATGACTGGCTTGGGCATTTTCTGTGTGAGTGCTGCGAGGCTGATAAGACATACCGGGAGAAGTCCGGCGTGCTGTACCAGGAATACCGCAGTTACTGTATGAGGACGGGTGAGTACACCAGAAGTACGGCAGATTTTTATAACGCGCTGGAGTCTGCCGGCTTTTCCCGGAGGAAGGCGAAGGTCGGCATTATCGTGTATGGGCTGAGGATAAAGGAAGAAGATTTTGGGGACTGAGAAAGCCCATGTTTTGGGGAAAGGTGCAGGTCGGTGCAGGTCTTGGTATAAACCCCCTTTAGGGCAGTTTTTTCAGTAAAAAATCACTTATAGAGGAGTTTTAGGTACGACTTGCACCGACCTGCACCCTAAAGGCTGGAACACTTGAAAAATAAGGGATTGGAGGCATTGGCATGAGAGAAAAGACTATAGAGCAGAAATTCAGGGCGGCTGTCAGGGATGCCGGTGGTCTGGCAGTAAAGTTCACATCGCCCGGTTTTGACGGGGTGCCTGACAGACTGGCACTTCTCCCGGATGGGAAGATGGCGTTTGTGGAGGTCAAGGCACCGGGGAAAAAGCCCCGCCCCCTGCAGCTGGCACGGCACAGGCTTTTACGGAAGCTGGGGTTTAAGGTGTATGTTCTGGATGATGAGTCACAGATTGGAGGGATGATTGATGAAATTAAAAATTCGGTGTGACTGGTGCGGGAAGGAGTTCTTGAGGGATTCAGCTTTCCTAAAGGGGAAGAAACACCATTTCTGTTGCAGACAGTGTTTAGCAGATTTTAGCAGTAAATCTAAAAATCCAGACGGTTATGCATCGCTGAAAGACTTTACCAATATTGCAGCTACGTTCACAAGGATAAACAAGGTGACAAATAAAACGAGAATGACCGCAGAGGTCAGAGAAAAATTAAGAAAAATCCATTTGAATACAGGCAAAGGGAGAACCTATGCCAAACGTTATGGAAAGCATGAGCACCGTATTGTTGCAGAACAGATTCTTGGCAGGACATTATTGCCAGAAGAGGTTGTTCATCATATTGATGGCAATAAGCGTAACAATAAGCCAGAAAATCTGAGGGTATTTGAATCCCAAAGCGACCATGCAAAATTTCATGCGGAGTTCAGATGGTTCATAAAAGAACTTGAAAAATTGGATGCAGAGGGAGGTGATGCCTGATGAAGTTCGTACCACACAGTTATCAGAAATTTGCGATCGAATATATTGAAAGCCATCCGATAGCGGCTGTTCTGTTGGATATGGGCTTGGGTTGAGGGCAAGACAGGGATAACGCTGACGGCGGTGAATGACCTGATGTTTGACAGCTTTGAGGTCCATAAGGTGCTTGTGATAGCGCCCATCAGGGTGGCTTCATTCAGCTGGCCGGCAGAGATGGAGAAATGGGATCATTTGAAAGGGATGAGGTACAGCGTGGCAGTCGGCACGGCGGCGGAGAGGCTTTCTGCATTGAGCCGGCAGGCGGACATTTACCTGATCAACCGTGAGAACGTGCAGTGGCTGGTTTCAGAGAGCGGCATCCCCTTTGATTTTGACATGGTGGTGATCGATGAGCTGTCATCCTTTAAGAACCACCAGACAAAACGGTTCAAGGCGCTGATGAAAGTGCGGCCGAAGGTGAAGCGCATCGTGGGGTTGACCGGGACGCCTTCCAGCAACGGGCTGATGGACCTGTGGGCGGAGTTTCGGCTGCTGGACATGGGGGAGCGGCTTGGGCGGTTCATCGGTCAGTACCGGACATCCTATTTCCGGCCGGATAAGCAGAACGGGCAGGTGGTATTTTCCTATAAGCCGCTGCCGGGTGCGGAGAAGCAGATTTACGGCAGGATATCCGACATCACCATTTCCATGAAGTCCACTGACCACCTGCGGATGCCGGAGCTGGTAAATTCCAGGTACACGGTGTACCTCTCCGAAAAGGAGCAGGAAAGATATGAGGAACTGAAAAAAGACCTTGTCCTGCAGCTGCCGGACGGGGACATCACGGCCGCCAATGCGGCGGCTCTTTCCGGGAAGCTGTCGCAGATGGCTAACGGGGCCATATATACGGATACAGGGGAGACCGTTTCCGTCCATGAGAGAAAGCTGGATGCGCTGGAGGACATCATTGAAGCAGCGAACGGCAAGCCGGTATTGGTGGCTTACTGGTTCCGGCATGACTTTGAGAGGATTTCAGAGCGGCTCCAAAAGCTGAAAATCCCATATGCCAGGCTGGACACGGATGCCAGCATCCAGAGATGGAATGCAGGGGAAATCCCAGTGGCGCTGATCCATCCGGCATCTGCCGGGCACGGCCTGAACCTGCAGGCGGGTGGTTCCACCCTTGTGTGGTTCGGCCTTACCTGGTCACTGGAATTATACCAGCAGACGGTGGCGAGGCTGTGGCGGCAGGGGCAGTCATCGGAGACCGTGGTGGTGCAGCACATCATCACGGATGGCACCATAGACGGGCGGATCATGAAGGCGTTGTCAGAAAAAGATAACATGCAGTCCGCATTGATCGATGCGGTGAAAGCGGAGGTGGGAGCGTATGGGTAAGTCAGGACAGGTGAGCACGGGAAAGGGCGGGGAATTTGACGGAAGAGGGTCTGCCGGGATGACAGCAAGGGAATATCTGTCCCAGGCATATTACCTGGACCAGAGGATAAACAGCAAGATTGAGCAGGTGGAGTCCCTGAATGACCTGGCGAGGAAAGCCGGGTGTGCCATCAGCGGGATGCCCAGGAACCCGGACCGGGCGGTGTCCTCCATGGCCAATGCCGTGGAAAGGATCGTTGACCTGCAGGCGGAGATCAATGCGGACATTGACAGGATGGTGGGACTGAAAACGGAAATCATGAAAGTGATCAGGCAGGTGGATGACCCGGAATTCCAGACGCTTCTGGAGAAGAGGTACCTGAACTTCCATACCTGGGGGCAGATTGCCGTGGACATGGGATATAACGTAAGGCACCTGTACCGGATTCATGACAGGGCGCTGCTGGAGATCAAGATTCCGAAAGTTGTCACTGGATGTCAGTAGATGTCAAAGGGGTATGTGTGGTAATGTTAAAGTGGCGAAAATGAAAAACGGGGAAGCCCGACGGGAGAAAATCCTGCCGGGCTTTTCCTATGCCTGGAAGGAGGCGGGGCAGATGCCGAGGAAACCAAAGCACCCATGCGGGTATCCGGGATGCCCGGAACTGACGGATGGCAGATATTGTGGGGAACATGCGGCTGCGATGAACCGGAGGTATGAGAAATACGGGAGGAACCCGGAGACGAAAAGGCGGTACGGCAGGGCGTGGAAGAGGATACGTGACAGGTATGCGTCACGGCATCCGTTCTGTGAGCATTGCCTGGAGAAGGGTGCGGCCGTGCCCGTGGAGGAAGTGCACCACAAGGTACCGCTGAGTGAAGGTGGCACACATGATGCAGGCAACCTGATTTCATTGTGCAAGTCGTGTCACTCGCGCATCCATGCGGAGCGCGGCGACCGGTGGGGCCGGTAGGGGGGATGGAAATCTCCATGGCCCCTCCCCTGGGGAACGGGGCGGGGGTCACACGCACAAAAAGCGGAAATCAAACGGGGTATTATCCCCTGCAGGAGAGGGGTGAGGGAAATGGCAAAGGACGGGACTGCAAGGGGCGGGCCCAGGACCGGGGCCGGGCGTAAGCCCAAGGCGCTGGCTGACAAGGTCGCGCAGGGCATGGCGGCGGACGTCCTCGCCCTTCCGGCGCCTGCGGACATGGAGGGCGTGGACGTCCCGCCGGTGAAGGACTTCCTGAAGGCCGCCCAGAAGAGCGGCATAGACCTCTGCGCGGAGGAGGTGTTCAGGAGCACCTATGTCTGGCTGGAGGAGCGTGGGTGCGGGCAGTATGTGAACGCCCAACTCATTGAGCAGTATGCGATGTCGGTGTCCAGGTGGGTGCAGTGCGAGACCTGCATCTCGGAATACGGGTTCCTTGCGAAGCACCCGACCACGGGGGCGGCCATAGCGAGCCCGTATGTGACGATGAGCCAGAATTACCTGAAGCAGGTCAACCAGTGCTGGTTCCAGATCTACCAGATCGTGAAGGAGAACTGCTCAGCCGGGTACGGCGGGGCGAACCCGCATGATGACCTGATGGAGCGGCTGCTGGCGGCACGCAGGAGGAAGGATTGAAGCGGCGGGGCACAGAAAAGGAAGTTTGCAGCAGGAGGGATGGAATGGAATATGTGAAGAAGAGGCTTGCGGATATCAGGCCGTATGGGAATAACCCCAGGATCAATGACGTGGCGGTGGATGACGTGGTGGAGAGCATCCGGCAGTGTTCTTATATCGCCCCCATCATCGTGGATGAGGACGGGGTGATCCTGGCGGGGCATACCAGGTATAAGGCGCTCTTGAAGCTGGGGTATGAGGAGTGTGACGTGGTCATAGCCGCCGGGCTTACGGAAGACCAGAAGAGGAAGTACCGGCTTTATGACAACAAGACGGCGGAGTTTGCCGGGTGGGACCAGAAGAAGCTGGGCGCGGAGCTGGCGGACGTGGATTTCTGCGGGTATGATTTCGGGCAGCCTGCCCCTGCTGCTCCCGATGGAGGGGAGCAGGACGGACCTGTGGTGAAGACGTGCCCGTGCTGTGGGGAGGTGTTTGAGGTATGAGGCTGGAGGTTTTGAAACTTGCGGATATCGTCCCTTACGGGAATAACCCGCGGAAGAATGACGGGGCGGTCAATGCCGTGGCGGAGAGCATCCGGCAGTGCTCCTATGTTGCGCCCATCATCGTGGATGAAGGGAATGTCATCATTGCGGGGCATACCCGGTACAAGGCTCTGAAAGCGCTTGGCGTGGAGGAGGCACAGTGCCTGGTCTGTGAGGGGCTGTCGGAGGAGCAGAAGAGGAAATACCGATACCTGGACAACAAGACCGGGGAAAAGGCAACGTGGGACCTCCTGAAGCTGGAAGTCGAGCTGGAGGGGCTTGACCTGGAAGGGTTTGACTTCTTCGGGATGGCGGAGGAGCTGCCCGTGGACGGCGCAGGCGCGGGGGATGGCGCGGGCGGCGGCACGGATAGCGGCGCGGACAGGGAGATCACGGGCTCCACGGAATATGATGCGGAGGTGTTCGGGGATGAAGAGTTCAAGTACCAGTGCCCGGCGTGCGGTTTCCGGTTCAACTGATTTCCCGTGGGACTGGCGGCTGGGGGACCTGGATAAGCGCCCGAAGCATGGGCACACGGTCTTTTCCTGTTTCAGCTGCGGGGGCGGTTCTTCCATGGGGTATAAGCTGGCGGGGTATGAGGTGGTCGGCAACTGTGAGATCGATCCGGACATGATGAAGATATACCGGAAGAACAACCACCCGGAGCATAGCTTCCTTATGGACATCCGTGATTTTGTTGAATTGCCGGAGGAGAAACTGCCGGAGAAGCTGAAATGCCTGGATGTCCTGGACGGTTCGCCGCCGTGTTCGGTGTTCTCGCTGGCGGGTGTCCGGGAGGAGGGCTGGAACGTGGAGAAGTCTTTCCGGGAGGGGCAGGCGAAGCAGAGGCTGGATGACCTGTTTTTCTATTTCATCCGGGTGGCGGAGCGGCTGAGGCCGAAGGTGGTCATTGCGGAGAATGTGAAGGGGCTGATCACGGGGAACGCGAAGGGCTGGGTGAACCGGATTGTGGGGGCGTTCGATGCGGCGGGCTATTCCGTGCAGATATTCCTGTTCAATGCGGCGCGGATGGGCGTGCCGCAGAAGAGGGAGAGGGTGTTTTTTATTGCCGGCAGGAAGGATCTGCATTTTCCGAAGCTGTCCATGGCGTTCAACGCAAAGCTCATCCCCTTTGTGGATGTCCGGGAGCCTTATGGGAAAGCACCGTCCGGCGACAGTCTGGCGGCGCGGATCATGAAGTACCGGATCTCTTCGGACAGGTGTGTTGCGGACATCAACATGAGGGTGAGGAAGAAGAACAGCGGCTTCACTTCCCCAGTCAACCATGATGATGAGCCGGTGCAGACGGTCACTGCGGGAGGTTACTGTTTCCGCATGTGTGACGGGCTGCTCATGACGGATAAGGATATCATCAGCTGCCAGACGTTCCCGCAGGATTATGATTTCATGGGCCAGAATGTGCAGTATGTCTGCGGCATGAGCGTGCCGCCGGTGATGATGGCGAAGATTGCGGAGCAGGTGTACTGGCAGTGGATGAAATGACTGGCGGCGGGGCTGTCTAAGCGGAGGGGGTTTATCCGGTATGGGTAAAGGTTCTGCTTTTTTGGGTGGATGCCGTTTGATGGCCTGCCGCCTGGGAGGGATTGCTGCATGTGTTTTGGGCGCTGGCAGAGAAAGGACTTGCAGGGAAGCGGATAGGTGTCTGTTTTGATATCGCCCTGTGGAATGGCAGGAGAAGAGACGGGGCATGGCGGGAGGAGGTGAGGCTGGTGGCGATGCGGAAGCTGAAGAAGTACAGGCCTACGAAGTTCCGGGCGCGGGGGTCTGTGTACGATAAGGCGGCTGCGGATTACGCGGTCAGCTTCATCGAGTGCCTGTGCCATACGAAGGGGACCTGGGCGGGGAAGCCTTTTGAGCTGATCGACTGGCAGGAGCAGATCATCCGGGACGTGTTCGGGACGGTCAAGGGGAACGGGTACCGGCAGTTCAACACGGCCTATGTGGAGATCCCGAAGAAGCAGGGGAAGAGCGAGCTGGCGGCGGCCGTGGCGCTGCTCCTGACCTGCGGGGACGGGGAGGAGCGCGCGGAGGTATACGGGTGCGCGGCTGACCGGCAGCAGGCTTCCATTGTGTTTGAGGTGGCGGCGGACATGGTGCGGATGTGCCCGGCGCTGAACAGGCGGGTGAAGATACTGGCGTCCCAGAAGCGGATCGTGTACCAGCCGACCAATTCTTTTTATCAGGTTTTGTCGGCGGAGGCTTATTCAAAGCATGGGTTCAATATCCACGGGGTTGTCTTTGACGAGCTGCATACCCAGCCGAACCGGAAGTTGTTTGACGTGATGACGAAGGGCTCCGGGGATGCCAGGATGCAGCCTTTGTATTTTCTGATCACCACGGCGGGGACGGATACGAATTCCATCTGTTATGAGACGCACCAGAAAGCCGTGGATATTTTGGAGGGGAGGAAGGCTGACCCTACTTTCTACCCGGTGATCTATGGGGCGGATGAGGCGGCTGACTGGACGGACCCGAAGGTGTGGAAGAAGGCGAACCCGTCTTTGGGCATCACGGTGGGGCTGGACAAGGTGAAGGCGGCGTGCGAGTCGGCGAAGCAGAATCCCGGGGAGGAGAATTCTTTCCGGCAGCTGCGGCTGAACCAGTGGGTGAAGCAGGCTGTCCGGTGGATGCCGATGGCGAAGTGGGACGCCTGCGGGTTCCGGGTGGACGCGGAGGGGCTGGAGGGGCGTGTGTGCTATGGAGGGCTGGACCTTTCCTCCACCACGGACATCACGGCCTTTGTGCTGGTGTTCCCGCCGCTGGATGAGGAGGATAAGTTCTGCGTGCTGCCTTATTTCTGGATACCGGAGGAGACGCTGGAGCTGCGGGTGCGGCGTGACCATGTGCCTTATGACGTATGGGCGCGGCAGGGGTTTCTGGAGACCACGGAGGGGAATGTGGTGCATTACGGGTATATTGAAAAGTTCATTGAGCGGCTGGGGGAGCGGTTCAACATCCGGGAGATCGCGTTTGACCGGTGGGGCGCGGTGCAGATGGTCCAGAACCTGGAGGGGATGGGGTTCACGGTGGTCCCGTTCGGGCAGGGGTTCAAGGATATGTCGCCGCCCACCAAGGAGCTGATGAAGCTGGTGCTGGAGCAGATGGTGGCCCATGGCGGGCACCCTGTCCTGCGCTGGATGATGGACAATATCTTCATCCGGACGGACCCGGCGGGGAACATCAAGGCGGACAAGGAGAAGTCCACGGAGAAGATTGACGGCGCCATTGCGATGATCATGGGGCTGGACAGGGCGATACGGTGTGGGAACGATACGAGGGAATCCGTGTATGACACAAGGGGGCTGCTCGTGTTCTGACGGAGATAGGAAGGGAGTGGTTGCGATGGGGTTATTGAGAGGGCTGTTCCGGGCCAGGGGCGAACCTCAGGACAGGACATCAGGAAGCGCTTACAGTTTCTTCCTGGGGAACAGCACGAGCGGGAAACGGGTGAATGAGCGGACTTCCATGCAGATGACGGCGGTGTACTCCTGCGTGCGGATCCTGTCGGAGGCGGTGGCGGGGCTGCCGCTGCATTTCTACAGGTATACGGAGGGCGGCGGGAAGGAGAAGGCGGCGGGGCATCCGCTGTATTTCCTGCTGCATGACGAGCCGAACCCGGAGATGACTTCTTTTGTGTTCCGGGAGACGCTGATGACGCACCTGCTCCTGTGGGGGAATGCCTATGCGCAGGTCATCCGCAACGGCAGGGGGGAGGTCATGGCGCTGTATCCGCTGATGCCGGACAGGATGAGCGTGGAGCGGGACGGCGGCGGCCAGCTTTACTATGAGTATACGCTGGGGGCGGATGATGTGCCCACGGTGAAAGGCAGTACGGTGGTGCTGCCGCCTTCGGAGGTCCTGCATATCCCCGGCCTGGGGTTTGACGGGCTGGTGGGGTATTCGCCCATCGCCATGGCGAAGAATGCCATCGGGATGGCGATTGCCTGTGAGGAATATGGGGCGAAGTTTTTTGCCAACGGCGCACAGCCCAGCGGGGTGCTGGAGCATCCGGGGACGATTAAGGACCCGGCGCGGGTGAGGGAGAGTTGGCAGTCCACTTTTGGGGGAAGCCATAACGCCAACAAGGTGGCGGTCCTGGAGGAGGGGATGAAGTATACGCCCATTTCCATCTCCCCGGAGCAGGCGCAGTTTCTGGAGACGAGGAAGTTCCAGATCAATGAGATCGCGAGGATATTCCGTGTGCCGCCGCATATGGTGGGCGACCTGGATAAGTCTTCTTTTTCAAACATTGAGCAGCAGAGCCTTGAGTTCGTGAAGTATACGCTTGACCCGTGGGTGTCACGGTGGGAGCAGTCCATGGCGCGGTCTCTGCTGACGGCGGAGGAGAAAAAGGAGTATTTCGTGAAGTTCAACGTGGACGGCCTGCTCCGGGGCGACTACCAGAGCCGCATGAACGGGTATGCCGTGGGGCGGCAGAACGGGTGGATGTCGGCGAATGACATCCGGGAGCTGGAGAACCTGGACCGCATCCCGGAGGATCTGGGCGGCGACCTGTACCTGGTGAACGGGAACATGATGAAGCTGGAGGATGCCGGGCTGGGCTATGGCGTGGGAAGTCCTGCAGGAGGAACGGAAGATGGCGGCGGTCCAGCCGTCAGGGAGGGGAGACAGAGGAACCCGGGAGCCGGTGCCGTAGGGGATGCGGAAAAAGCAGATGGTCCTGGCAGCAGTCCTGGAAAGGGCAGGACTGCCGGGGAAGGCAGCGGGCATCCCGGAAAAAGGGCTGGCGGTAAACCGGCAGATGGAGGTGGATGATGAAGAGGAAGTTCTGGAACTGGATAGAAAACCAGGATGAGGGCGGCGCAGGGATGCGGACGCTCTTTTTGAATGGGGAGATTTCGGATGAGACCTGGTTCGGGGATGAGGTCACGCCGGGGATCTTCCGGGATGAGCTGAATGCCGGGAAGGGGCCGGTCAATGTCTGGATCAATTCCCCGGGCGGAGATGTGTTCGCGGCGGCGCAGATATACAACATGCTGATGGATTATCCCTACGATGTGGCGGTGTTTATAGACGGCCTGGCGGCGAGCGCCGCGTCTGTGGTCGCGATGGCGGGGACGAAGGTGAGGATGTCGCCGGTGGCGATGATGATGATCCACAACCCGGCCACTATTGCGATAGGGGATTCTGAGGAGATGAAGAAGGCGGTCAGGATGCTGGACGAGGTGAAGGAGTCCATCATGAACGCCTATGAGATCAAGACCGGGCTTGCCAGGGATAAGATTTCAAGGCTGATGGATGCGGAGAGCTGGTTCAATGCAAAGAAGGCCGTGGAGCTTGGGTTCGCGGACGAGGTCATGTTTTCCGGAAGGGACGCGGAGGATGCGGGCGGCGTGCCGTTTTCGGATGAGATGGGTGCGCCGGTGATGTTTTCCAGGCAGGCGGTGATGAATTCCATGCTGGGCAGGCTCATCCCGCCGAAGAAGCCGGGGACTCCGGCGGAGCAGCTGGAGAAGAGGCTGAACCTGCTCCTGCATTAGGCCGTTTCGGGAGAGGCGGGCGGCTGGCATATCGGATATCCTGAAGATTTGAAGCACATGGGCAGGACAGGGTGCCTGTCGTTACAGGGAGAAGGCGGCAGGGGGTCCTGCTGGGATCAGGAAGATGGGGACAAGGGCTGAGGGATCGGCTCTTTTTCTGTTCCAGGGGGAGGTGGGAACGGTGGGGAAGACCGGGAAAGGGGATTACCATGCGGTGTCATTGTCCGGCGGGAAGGACAGCACTGCGATGCTCCTCATGATGATAGAGAGGGGGATGCCGGTTGACGGCGTGTTCTGGGCGGATACGGGCATGGAGTTCCCGGAGATGTACCGGCATATTGAAAAGGTGGATGCGTACCTGTTCCGGGAGCGGGGGCTGCATATCCATGTCCTGCGCCATCCGCGCGGTTTTGAATGGCTCATGTTTGAGGAGCCGAAGCAGAAGAAGTCCGCGGTGGAGCGGCGCATCCGGGACGGCGTCCCTTTATGCGGGAACGGGTGGCCGGGGATCCGGGTGAGGTGGTGCACGGGGCAGCTGAAGACGCACCTGATCACGAAGGAGGTCAACCGCCTGAAAGGGGAGTATGATGCCGTTTCCTATGTCGGCATCGCGTATGATGAGCCAGGGCGGTGCAAGGGGGAGCGCTACCCGCTTGTGGAGTGGCGGGTTACGGAGGAAGAGGCGCTGCGGTACTGCTACGGGAAGGGGTTTGACTGGGGCGGGCTGTATGAGATCTACCATCGGTGTTCCTGCTGGTGCTGCCCGTTCCAGAGGATTGACGAGCTGCGGAAGTTACGGAAGCACCATCCTGAATTATGGGGGAGGATGCTTGAGATGGATGCGCGTGCGCTGGCGCAGTTCGGGGAGACCCCGCTGGGGATGTTCCGGAAGGGCTGGACAGTCGGCTTGCTGGATGCGCGTTTCGAGGCGGAGGAGCAGGGCAGGAGGTTCTGCCGGAAGAAGAAGGAGACAGGGGCTGAGGGATCGGCCCTTTTATTCTGCAATGAAACCGGCATCCCGGATGCGGATGCCGCAGATTAAGAAAGAGAGGGTTTGGTTATGGGAAAGATTTTGGAACTGCGTGAGAAGAGGGCGAAGGCGTGGGACGCCGCAAAGAAGTTCCTGGATGCGAAAAGGGGAGCGGACGGGATGCTGTCCGCAGAGGACACGGCTGCGTATGAGAGGATGGAGGCGGACGTGGTGAACCTGGGGAAGGAGATCGAGCGGCTGGAAAGGCAGGCGGCGATCGATGCGGAGCTGTCCAGGGCTACCAGCACGCCGATCACGGCAAAGCCCGGCAGCAGGGCGGATGACGGGGAGGGGGATAAGACGGGGCGCGCCTCTGATGACTACCGGAAGAATTTCTGGAATGCCATGCGCTTAAAGGCCCCTGTACCGGATGTCGCCAATGCCCTGCAGGTGGGCACGGACTCCGAGGGCGGCTACCTGGTGCCGGACGAGTATGAGCGCACGCTGGTGGAGGCGCTGGAGGAGGAGAACGTCTTCCGGCAGATGGCGAAGGTCATCAGGACTTCCAGCGGCGACCGGAAGATCCCGGTGGTGGCGGGCAAGGGCACGGCGTCCTGGATCGATGAGGAGGGCGCGTTCCCGGAGAGTGATGATTCCTTCGGGCAGGTTTCCATCGGGGCGTATAAGCTGGGGACGATGATCAAGGTTTCCGAGGAGCTGCTGAATGATTCCGTGTTTGACCTGCAGTCCTATATCTCCCGTGAGTTTGCCCGCAGGATTGGGGCGAAGGAAGAGGAGGCGTTCTTTGCGGGGGACGGCAAGGGCAAGCCGCTGGGCGTGCTGGCGGCGGCAGGCGGTGCGGAGACGGGCGTGACGGCTGCATCTGCCACGGCGGTGACGGCGGATGAGCTGATGGACCTGTATTATGCGCTGAAGGCCCCGTACCGGAAGAAGTCGGTGTGGGTGCTGAACGATTCCACGGTGAAGGCCGTGAGGAAGCTGAAGGACAGCAACGGGCAGTACCTGTGGCAGCCTTCGCTTACGGCGGGGACGCCGGACACGATCCTGGGCAGGCCGGTGAGGACTTCGGCCTATATGCCGGCGATGGCGGCGGGGGCGAAGACGGTGGCCTTCGGGGATTTCTCCTATTACTGGATCGCCGACAGGCAGGGGCGGAGCTTCAAGCGTCTGAATGAGCTGTATGCGGCATCCGGGCAGGTGGGCTTCCTGGCGAGCCAGAGGGTGGACGGGAAGCTGGTGCTGGCGGAGGCGGTGAAGGTGCTGGCGCAGAAAGCGGCATCCGGTTCATAAAGGACAGAGGGGATCTGAGGGAGGCATTGGGGTGCCGGTGCAGGAGCCGGCATCCCGCCTGTATAAAGCAGGGGCGTTTTTGAGGCTTGAAGGAGGCGGTGCGGCATGGTGGTGACATTGGAAGAGATGAAGGGCTACCTGCGTGTGGACTATGATGAGGATGACGCCCTGATTGAAAGCATGACCGGGGCTGCGGAGAAGGTCTGCATGGACGTGGCGCGGATGGATGACGAAGGGGAGTTTGCCCGGGTGGAGAATGCGAAAATCTCTGTGATGTATGCGGCGGCATATCTGTATGAGCACCGGGAGGAGGCGGACCACCACGCCCTTGCCCTGACGCTGCGCGCGCTCCTCTTTGGCAGCAGGAAGGAGGCGTTCTGATGGAGGTGGCTCTGCTGAACGAGAGGGTGATGTTCCAGAGGAATGAGGCCGTTGTGGACGGCGTGGGGAACCATGTGAATGCCTGGACGGATTATTATGCCTGTTCTGCCACGATCGGCGGGGAGGGGCTGGCGTCTTCGGGGGAAAGGCAGGAGGCCGGGATGACCGTGGAGGACGTGTCCATGACGGTGACTGTGCGGTACTGCAGGAAAGCGGTGGACATCATGTCCACCGGATACCGGATCCTGTTCCGCGGGGAGGTTTATGACATTGTGGATGTGGACCATATGAATTTCAAGAAGAAAGCGGTGAAGTTCATATGCAGGAAAGTGAGGCGGTGATATGTCGGACAGGGTGCGGGTTGACCAGCTTGCGGCTGCGGTGATGGAGGGGCTGGCGGAGTATGCGGACCTTGCGGCGGATGAATTGAAGGCCGCGGTGAAAAGGGCGGGGAGTTCCGTGAAGAAGGATATCCAGGCGGGCGCGCCGAAGGATACGGGGGCTTATGCGAAGAGCTGGGCGGTGAAGAACGTGAGGGAGACGTCAGGTTCCATTGAGCTGGTGGTGCATTCCAGGAACCGGTACCAGCTCTCGCATCTGCTGGAGTTCGGCCATGCGAAGCGGGGCGGCGGGCGCGTCCCGGGGAAGGCGCATATCGCCCCCGCGGAGGAAAGGGCGGAGCGGACGCTGGAACGGGAGATCGAGAAGGCTCTGCGGGGCTGACGGTCTGGGATGCGCGGCGGATGCCGGAGCGCAGGATTGGGAAGTGTTTGAAGGTTTGGGGAGGTGAGGCTGTGGAAGAGCTGGTGAGGATGATAGGGGAGACGGGGCTGCCTTTTGCCTATGACCATTTTGCGGAGGGGGAGTCGCCGGAGCCGCCTTTTGCCTGTTACCTGCTGCCGGGGAGCGATAATTTCGCGGCGGACGGGAAGGTGTACCACAAGGGCGTGGATGTCCGCCTGGAGGTCTATACGGACAGGAAGGACCCGGGGCTGGAGGAGCGGGTGGAGGACGTGCTGGATGCCCATGGGGTCTTTTACAACAAGTCGGAGACGTGGATCGGCAGCGAGAGGCTTTATGAGGTGCTGTATATTTTTGGATGGGAGGCATGACGGATGCAGAATAAGAAGAACAAAGTGAAATATAACCTGAAGAACACGCATTATGCGATGCTCACTGTTTCGGAGGACGGGGCGGTGTCCTACGGCGCGCCGGTCCCGATGCCGGGCTCGGTCTCCATTTCCCTGGACGCCAACGGGGAGCCGGAGAATTTCTATGCGGACGGGACGGCCTATTATGTGATCAACAACAACATGGGCTATGACGGCGACCTGGAGCTTGCCATGATCCCGGAGTCTTTCCGCAGGGATGCGCTGCGGGAGGAGCTGGACGACAAGGGCGTGCTGATCGAGAATGCCTCGGCGGAGCTTGCGGCGTTCGCGCTGCTGTTTGAGTTTGACGGCGACCAGAGGCATATCCGGCATGTCCTCTACAACTGCTCGGCGTCAAGGCCGGGGATCGAGGGCAAGACCAACGAGGAGAGCCGGGAGGTGCAGACGGAGACGCTGACCGTCAAGGCCACGCCGCTGGCGGATGGCATGGTGAAGGCGAAGACCGGGGACTCCACGGATGAGGCGGTGTACCAGGACTGGTACAAGGCGGTGTATATGCCGGTACCGGCGGGGGATAACGGCGGAAGCGGGGATGAGGGCAGCGGGAGCCTGTATGGCGGGGAGGAGATCGGATGAGCATGACAAGGAAGATTGAGATTGACGGGAAGGAAGTGCCGTTCAGGGCATCGGCGGCGGTGCCGCGCATTTACCGGATCAGGTTCCACCGGGATATCTATAAGGACCTGAGCGCGCTGGAGAAGAGCATCGGGGGCAGCGATGAGGAGGATTCCAACCTGGACCTGTTCTCGCTGGAGCTGTTTGAGAACATTGCCTTCATCATGGCGAAGCACGCGGACCCTTCCATACCGGACACGCCGGAGGAGTGGCTGGACGGCTTCGGGACGTTCTCCATCTACCAGGTGCTGCCCCAGCTGATCGAGCTGTGGGGGCTGAACGTGAAGACGGACGTGGAGGCTAAAAAAAACTTCGCGCAACTGACCGCCCGATGACCACGCCGCTGTTCCTGCTGCGGTGCGTGCAGCTGGGCATTTCCATCCGGGATCTGGATCTGTTGACCATCGGAATGGTGAATGACATGTATGCGGAGAGCAGCAACGACGGGGCGGATTATGCCGTCCTTGCGGGGCAGGAGGATTTTGACCTATTTTAACCGGAAGTGATGCCCGGGGAGCCGGGCTTTTTTTGTGCCATTAAGGGGGTGGTGGTGTGGCGGCGAACAGGATAAAAGGGATTACGGTAGAGATCGGCGGCGACACCACGAAGCTCCAGACGGCTCTAAAAGGTGTGAACACGGAGATCCGGAACACGCAGTCACAGCTTAAGGATGTTGAGAAGCTGCTGAAGCTGGATCCCGGCAACACGGAGCTGATGGCGCAGAAGCACCGGCTCCTGGGGGATGCGGTCCGGGAGACGAAGGAGAAGCTGGAGACGCTGAAGACGGCGGCGGAGCAGGCGAATGACGCGCTGGCGAGGGGCGAGATCTCCCAGGGGCAGTATGACGCATTGCAGAGGGAGATCATCGAGACGGAGAATAACCTGCGGGACCTGGAGCAGCAGGCGGACAGGTCTGCCGTGGCGCTGCAGAAGATCGGGGCTGCCGGGGAGAAGCTGCAGGGGGTGGGTTCGGCCATCGAGGGCGTGGGGAAGAAGCTGATGCCGGTCACGGCTGCCGTGGGCGGACTGGGCACGGCGGCGGTGAAGGTGGCGGCTGACTTTGACTCGGCCATGAGCCAGGTGGCGGCTGTGTCCGGGGCTACAGGGAAAGACCTGGAGGCACTGCGGGACAAGGCGCGGGAGATGGGGAGCAAGACGAAGTTTTCCGCATCCGAGGCGGCGGAGGCTATGAACTATATGGCCATGGCCGGGTGGAAGACCGGGGATATGCTCTCCGGCATCGAGGGGATCATGAACCTGGCGGCGGCTTCCGGGGAGGACCTGGCGACCACTTCCGACATCGTGACGGACGCTTTGACTGCCCTGGGGCTGTCGGCGGAGGATTCGGGGCATTTCGCGGATATCCTGGCGGCGGCGAGCTCAAACGCGAACACGAACGTGGCCATGATGGGGGAGACGTTCAAGTATTGCGCGCCGGTGGCCGGGGCGCTGGGGTTCACGGCGGAGGATACGGCGGAGGCCATCGGGCTGATGGCGAACGCGGGGATCAAGTCTTCCCAGGCGGGGACGGCCATGCGCTCCATGATGACGAACCTGACCGGAGAGGTGAAGTTTACCGGGGATGCCTTCGGGGAGCTGACGGTGCAGACCACCAACACGGACGGGAGCATGAGGAGCCTGGGGGATATCCTCACTGACTGCCGGGCGGCGTTCGCGCAGATGTCCGAGTCGGAGAAGGCGGCCAATGCGGAGGCGCTGGTGGGGAAGAACGCTATGAGCGGGTTCCTGGCGGTGATGAACGCCGCTCCGGGGGACATTGAGAAGCTGAACAGCGCCATCAACAGCTGTGACGGCACGGCGGAGAAGATGGCGGCCACCATGCAGGATAACCTTGCGGGGCAGCTCACCATATTAAAGAGCCAGCTGGAGGAGCTGGCTATCTCCATCGGGGAGATACTGATGCCTTATATCCGGCAGATCGTGGGATGGATCCAGGGGCTGGTGGACTGGCTGAACAGCCTGGACGAGGGGACGAAGAAGATCATTGTCACGGTGGCGCTGGTGGCGGCCGCGCTGGGGCCGGTGCTGATCGTGGTCGGGAAGGTGGTAGGGGCCATTGGAACGGTCATGACGGTGGTGCCGCAGATAGCAGGGGCGATTTCCGGCGTGATCGCTTTTGTGTCCGGGACGGTGATCCCGGCGATCTCCGCGGTGGTGGCTGCTATCGGATGGGTGCCGCTGGCGATCGCGGCTGTTGTCGCCATCCTGGTGGTGCTGTGGAACAAGTGCGAATGGTTCCGGGATGCGGTCCATGCCGTCTGGACGCAGATCAAGGAGTTTTTCGTTTCGGCATGGCAGGTGATCTGTTCTTTCTTTACGGAGACCATACCCAATGCATGGAATTCCCTTGTGGCGTTCTTCCAGGGCATCCCGGAGTGGTGGAGCGGGCTGTGGCAGTCCGTGGGTGACTTTTTCAGCAATGTCTGGACGGGGATGATGGAGAACCCCATACTGACCGGGATCGTGGACATGATACGCTCCCTGTGGGAGAATCTGTCGTCTACTCTGCAGGGAATCTGGTCGGGCATCCAGACGGCGGCTTCCGGGGCGTGGGAGCTGGTCAAGAACGTGGTGCTGGGGCCGGTGCTCCTGCTGATCGACCTGGTGACGGGGAACTTTACGAAACTGAAAGAGGATGCGCTGAATATCTGGACGAATATCCGGAATGCGGCGTCAAATATCTGGGACGGCATCAGGCAGGTGGTGGGTTCGCTGGCGCAGGGGCTGGTGAACCATGTCACCATCCTGTTTACCGGGCTGAAGAATACGGCTGCCAATATCTGGGCGGCGGTCAAAAATACGGCTTCGGCTGCATGGAACGGGCTGAAAAATTTAGTGGTGTCTATCGCGTCCAATCTGAAGCAGTCGGCGATAAATGCGTTCAGGTCCATGGTGTCCGGGATCGGGTCTGCGCTGTCTTCCCTGGGGAGCGTGGTGCAGTCTGGGTTCCAGTCGGCCATCAGCTTCATCACTTCGCTGCCGGGGAAGGCGCTGCAGTGGGGGAAGGATTTCATCAACGGGATCGCAGACGGTATCCGCAGTGCTATTGGGAATGTGATCAGCGCCGTGTCGGATGTGGCGGACAAGATACGGTCCTTTCTGCATTTCTCCGTGCCGGACGAGGGACCGCTGACGGATTATGAGGATTGGATGCCTGATTTCATGACCGGGCTTGCGGAGGGCATTGAGAAGGGCCGGGGCATGGTGAAGAGGGCCGTGGCCGGCGTGGCATCTGACCTGATGCTGCAGCCCCGGGCGGCTGTCCAGGGGATGCAGGATGGCGGCAGCGCTTCCGGGGACTCTTCCGTGAGGGAGCTGCTGGGCGGCCTGAAGGAGATGCTTTCCGGCCTGCAGGGGATGGCAGGCGGCGGGACCATCTGCATCCCCGTGTATGTGGGCGGGACGCTGCTGGATGAAGTGGTGGTGGACGCCCAGGCGAGGCAGAATTTACGGTCTGGAGGCCGTTGATGGGACGGAATGCACGATTCATTGATGTTTGTGCCGATGGGGCGGAAAGGGGGCGCATATGGCGTATATACAGTATCTGACGCTCGACGGGGTGCCGCTGCCCCTGCCGGATTCCTATGAGGTGCAGATGAATGATGTGGAGGCGGATTCCGGGGGCGAGACGGAGGCCGGGACCACGCAGAGGGACGTGGTGAGGATGGGCGTGGTGTCCATCCCCGCCGTGTTCTCGGTCTCCCCGAAGTGGCTTAAAGCCCTGACAGGGTTCAAGCAGAAGGAGAAGCTGGCGGTGGATTATTTCGACACGGGGACGCTGGAGGTGAAGCGGGCGGAGATGTTCATCAGCGGCTATAAGGCAAGCCTTGTGAAGGATACGTCCTATAAGGGTCTGTGGAAGGTGTCGTTTACGCTGAAGGAGCTGTGAGGCCCCGGGGAAGGGCTGCGGGAGGAGGTGAGGCGGATGTATCCGGTGAGCAGGGCTTTTCTGGAGGCGGTGCAGGAGAATACCAGGCGGTATTTCTGGACGGGGGAGATCAGGACGAAGGGCGGCGCGGTCTATCCTTTCGGATATGAGGATATCGTGAAGGGGAGCGGGTATGTCACGGCGCAGTGCTGCGGCAGCGCGGAGATCGAGCTGGGGACGGTGTATGCGGCGGAGATGGGGGTCACGCTCTTTTCGCAGGTGGACCGTTACACGCTGGAAGGGGCGGAAGTGCGGCTGTCCTACCATCTGCGGCTTGCGGATGGGAGCTATGAGGAGGTGCCGATGGGCATCTTCGAGGTGAGCGAGGCGAACCGGACGGCGCACTGCCTGGAGCTGAAAGCCTATGACTACATGCTGCGGTTCGAGAAGAGCTTCAACGGGTTTGAGACCGTGGGGAATGCCTGGGCTTTTCTGGATTTATGCTGCAAGGCCTGTGACGTGGGGCTGGCGCATACAAAGGAGGAGATCGAAGGGATGCCCAACGGGGCGGAGCTGCTGTCGGTCTATCCGGAGAATGACATTGAAACGTACCGGGACGTGCTGTATTTTGTGGGGCAGGTTCTGGGCGGGTTCTTCTGCATCAACCGGGAGGGGAAGCTGGAGCTGAGGAAGTATGGGGCGGAGCCGGTGATGGAGGTAAAGAGCAGGCACCGGTTCACCAGCAGCTTTTCCGATTTCATCACCCGGTACACGGCGGTGAGCTCCACGAACCTGCGGACGCAGACGGCGGAGTATTACGCGCTGGATCCGGATGACGGGCTGACCATGAACCTGGCGGTGAACCCGCTCCTGCAGTTCGGGCTGGAGGAGACCAGGGAGCAGCTGTGCAGGAATATCCTGGCTGGCCTGGCGGCGGTGAATTATGTGCCTTTTGACACCAGCACCATCGGGAACCCGGCGCTGGACCTGGGGGACGTGCTGACGTTCACGGGCGGGCAGGCGGACGGGGCGCAGATAGCCTGTATCACGTCTTTTGACTGTAAGATCGGCGGGAAGCAGAGGCTGAAGTGCGTGGGGAAGAACCCGCGGCTGGCGCAGGCGAAGTCGAAGAATGATAAGAACATCTCCGGGCTGCTGAACCAGATCGAGGCGGGGAAGGTCGGGATACACACCTTTACCAATGCGTCCGCCTATACGGTGGCGGAGACCAATGTGAGGGTCATCAGCATTGAGTTCGCGGCGAAGGAGGAGACCCATGTGCAGTTTTTCGGGCAGGTGCTGGTGGATGTGTCAGCGGAGCCGGTGGGTCGGTCTGCCACTGCGAGGGGGAGCATTGTGGTTCCGTTCCCGGCATCGGGAAGCGGGGATGGGGATGCTGCCGGTGATACGGCGGAGGCTGGAGCGGACGGAGCCGGGAGCGGCACTGCGGAGGCCGGAACAGGCACGGATGGCAGCGGGGAGCCGGGGACGGATGAGGGGAGCGTCACGGTGGACGTGGAGCTCCCGGTGACCTGGACGGAGGATGGGAAAGCGGTGGCGCATGTCACCTATGAGTTCAATGATTCGGAGGTCCTGGTGCATTACCCGGCGGAGACCTGGGGGAGCGGGAAGCATATCCTTTCCCTGTATTATCCGATTGACGGGCTTGTGCCGAATATCACGAACACGTTCAATGTCCACCTGCGGATGGAGGGCGGCACGGCGCAGATCGGGACGGGCGGGTGCATCGCTTCCATCAGCGGCCAGGGCATGGCGGCCGGCGCGGCGTGGGACGGCACCGTTACGGTGGAGGAATATGTACAGCCGTTTGCGCTCATGGGCGGGCTGCAGGCGAAGGCGTTTTCCGGGGAGATGGGCTTTGAGACAATGGAGCTGGTGAAGAGATATTATTCCGACAGCATCCGGAGGGCGGCGGTAGGCGCTTTCGGGATGCCGGTGGAGCTGACGCAGGAAGGGGAAGGATAGGATGAAGCTGAAAGGGACAATGATGCTGGAGCTTAAGGATGAGGCCACGGGGGCGGTGGAAACCGTCACGGAGGAGAACATGGTGACGGAGGCGGTGAACGACATCCTGGGAATGAACCCCATGGGCGTGTTCTATTCAGAGAAGGAGCTGGGGGACGTGCTTGCGTGGAACAATGTGCTTCTGCCCATCTGCCCGAATATGGTCGGGGGTATCCTGCTCTTCCCGCAGGCGCTGGAGGAGGATGCCGCGCATATCTATGAGGGCTCGGGCAACCTGCCGGTGGCGTATGCCTCAAATAATGTGAACACCACGGCGAACACGGCCAGGGGGAGCATGAACCAGACGGAGAGCAAGCCGCTGGAGAATGGGTATAAGTTTGTGTGGGAGTTCACGCCGAGCCAGGGGAACGGAACCATCGCGGCGGTGGCGCTGACCAGCGCCCAGGGCGGGCAGAACGCTTACGGGAGCCTGGTGGGGGACGGCAGCGCGTTCTTGAAGGTCAAGAAGCTGGACATCGGGGACCTGGGGAAGGCGAAGCAGGCGGTGCTGTTCGAGGCGGTGGAGGTGGATTTCGGGAATGACCTGCTGTATTCCATCACGTTTGAGGATTCCAGCGTGCGGGTCAGGAAGGTGCGCATCCCGGTCTTTACGGTGGGGTTGAATGAGAAGCTGGATGATTCCACCTACACGGTGCTGGAGGACCATGCGGCTGCCACGGAGACGTTCCTGTTCCTGGGCAGCTATACGAAGTACGGGGAGTTTCTGGACGGGAAGGACGGGTACTGGTACGGGTTCTCCAATGAAGGGAATTCCTCCGGCAGCGCAAGGATGCTGTGGGTGAGGATATCCAAGGAGGATTACTCCCTGACGGAGGGGGAGTGGACGCTGTCCAACGCGAAGCTGATGGCGGTGGGGGAGCGGGACATGGAGAGCACCTATCCGGAGAGGAACTGCAGGTGCTGTATGCGGGGCGGGTACCTGTATGTGCCGGCCTATGACAAGAAGGGGATCTACAAGATCAATGTGGCGAACACGGCGGATGTGTCGCTGATCTCTTTTGGGTTTACTTCCAAGATGAAGCCGCTGTGTGAATCGGGAACCTGCGAGCTGTTCCTGACGCTGGTGGGGGACCTGGTGGTCGGCGGGGATTTCCAGGTCACGGCGGATGACCAGGTCATCCATACCCAGGGGAGCGCCAGGCTGGGGAGCGCGGCAACGCCGCTGTTCCAGTATAAGCAGTTTTTGGTGGGGTGGGGAGGCAGCTATGGGAATGAGTACCGGCATATGTACCTGCTGACGCCTTACCTGGCTACGATAAACAACCTGGCTTCGGCGGTGGTGAAGGATGCCAACAAGACCATGAAGATCACCTATACGCTGACGGAGGAGGCGTGACGGGCGTGCCCTGATGTGCGGGGTGTGTAATAAAATGTTATCTGGATATGGGGCTGTCTGCCGTGGGGCGGGCGGCCTTTTATCATACAAAAAATTCATTTAAGGAGGGTTTCACTATGAAGGGATTCTGGAACACGTTACAGCTTGTTTTTGCAGGCGTCGGGGGATGGCTCGGCTGGTTCATGGGAGGCTGTGACGGGCTGCTGTACGCGCTGGTGGCGTTCGTGGCGGTGGATTATGCTACGGGCGTGCTGCGCGCCGTGGCGGACAGGAAGCTGTCCAGCGAGGTGGGGTTCAAGGGCATCGCAAAGAAGGTGCTCATCTTCCTGCTGGTGGGGATGGCCAATATCCTGGACGTGCAGGTCATCGGCAGCGGCTCTGTGCTGCGCACGGCGGTCATTTTCTTTTATATCTCCAATGAGGGCGTGAGCCTGTTGGAGAATGCGGCGCGCCTGGGGCTGCCCGTGCCGGAGAAGCTGAAGGATGTCCTGGCACAGCTCCATGGCCGTGCGGAAGACGGGAAGGGGGACGAGTGAGCATGAGGATGGTGGAGAGCTTCCTGATGAGGAACCCCTGTTATACGGCGGGGCGGAAGATCACGGTCAAGGGACTGATGCTGCATTCCGTGGGCTGCCCCCAGCCGAAGGCGTCTGCGTTCATCAGCAGCTGGGACAGCCCGGCGCATGGCGGCTCCTGCGTCCACGGGTTCATTGACGGGGAGGACGGCACGGTGTACCAGACGCTGCCCTGGAACCACAGGGGGTGGCACTGCGGTTCCGGCAGCAGGGGCAGCGGGAACAATACCCATATCGGGGTGGAGATGTGCGAGCCTGCATGTATCAAATACACGGCGGGTTCAGATTTTGTCTGCTCTGACCTGGATGCCGCAAGGGCGGTGGCGGAGAGGACTTACCGGGCGGCGGTGGGGCTGTTCGCCATGCTCTGCGGGAAGTACGGGCTTGACCCGCTGGAGGATGGGGTTGTCATCAGCCACCGGGAGGGCTGCGCCCGGGGGATCGCGTCGAACCATGGGGATCCGGAGCATCTGTGGGGGCAGCTGGGCATGAGGTACACCATGGACGGGTTCCGCAGGGCGGTCAGGGCGGCCATGGAGGGCGCGGATTCCGGCACGGACGGATATATGGGGATTATGGGGAAAGCCGTGGCAACGGCGGGGCAGATGGCAGCATATGTCAGGGCGAAGAACCCGGGGGTGGCGCAGTCTGTCCTTGACATGATCCCGCTGTACCTTTCCGAAGGGGAGGCGGAGGGCGTAAGGGGCGACATTGCCTTTGCGCAGTCCTGCCTGGAGACGGGGAATTTCGGGTTTTCCGGCTCTGCGGTCACTCTTTCGCAGAATAATTTCTGCGGCATGGGGGTGACCGGGAGAGGAGTAAAAGGGAATTTTTTTGAAACGCCGCTGCTGGGAATCCGGGCGCAGGTGCAGCATCTGAAAGCCTATGCTTCCAGGGAGGGGCTGAAAAATGCCTGTGTTGACCCACGCTTCAAGTATGTCGTGAGGGGCTGTGCGGAGTATGTGGAGTGGCTCGGGCAGAAAGAAAATCCGGCCGGGAAGGGCTGGGCTGCAGGGGCAGGGTATGGGGAGAAGATACTTGTCATCCTGGAGGGCATCCTGGGTATGGCTGGAGGGGCAGTGTTCAGGCCGTATCTGGTGCGGGTGTCCATCCCTGACCTGAACATCCGGAAAGGCCCGGGGACTGATTATGGCAAGACCGGGAAGTATACAGGAGCCGGAATTTTCACGATTATTGAGGAGACTGATGGGAAAGGGGCTTCCGGGTGGGGAAGGCTGAAAAGCGGAGCTGGATGGATTGCTTTGGATTTCTGTGAGAGGGTGTAGGGGATTCAAAAATGTCTAACAGCGTCCCAGGCGGCTATCAATAATTGATGCCATAGGAATTTGAGTACGATTTGGCGAAAGTATAAAGAAATGGCTTGAAATCAAGGGATTTTGAGCGTAGAGGGGTTCACCGGAGCGGCTGGTGGGCTCCTCTTTTTTGCGTTTTGGGATAGGGCTGTGAATATGGCGATAAGGAAATATCGGATACAATTTGGCGAAACCCCGGACTTTTGCCAAAAAGTATGGTTTTGCCAAATTGTATAGGGTTTTGCCAAATAGTATAAGGGTTTCGCTAAATTGTCTGAAAATGCTGTTGAAATTTGGCAGATAAAGTGCTAACCGCCGCTATGGGAAATCGCCCCATATGCGGCGTTCTGTCATTTTCCCCCACACTGGATTATTAACTTGGCAGTTGGGGAGGTCAGAGGTAATAGGCGGATGGCCTTATCGGATGAAAGGCGAAAAATATTAGACCAAAAAAATGAAAAATCTGCGATTCACGTAGCCAGATTAACCATTCACGAAGTAGGCGTTAGAAATTCCCCTATTTTTTCCGATAAGTTAGTTGAAGACTGGAGGTGGCGGACACGGTAAAAATTGCAGTATGTGATGATGAAAAAAATATAAGGGGCTACCTTGTTTCACTCATCAAAAAGCAGGGTACAGAATGCAGCATTACGGAATATGCCTCTGCTGACGAGTATCTGGCGGATGGGAAAGAACACGATCTGGTGTTCTTGGATATAGAGATGGGAGACTCCGGCACGGAGCTGGACGGTATGGGGCTGGCAAGGCATATCCGGGGCATGGATGCACGCAGGCAGCCAATCATCATATTTGTCACGGGCTATGAAAAATATGTCTATGACGCCTTTGACGTAGGGGCGTTCCAGTATCTGGTGAAGCCCGTGGATGAACAGAAGTTTTCGGGGGTGTTTGGCCGGGCAGTGGGGCAGATTTTATCCGAAGCAGAACAGGGAAAGAAAAAACTTGTGATCCAGTATGGCGGCGAGGGAAAAGCCATACCGCTGAATGATATTTATTACATGGAGAGCCGGAACCATAATATCGTCCTGTACCTGAAAAGCGGAAATATAGAGTATTATGCAAAAATCGGTGACCTGGAGGAAGAACTGGCGGGGCAGTTTTACCGCATCCACCGGGGCTATCTTATCAACCTTTTCCATGTGGAAGGCTACGATAAGACAGAGGTAAGGATGGCGAATGGGGATAAACTCCTGCTTTCAAGGTATAAGTATGACGGCTTTGTGCAGGCATATATGGATTACATTTCGGAGGAAAGCCTATGAGCCAGTCAGGATTTGAAATGGCCAATAACATATTGGATATGTGGAAGATAATCATACAAGCCATAATGTTCCTTGTTTTGTGGGCGACAGCTTTCAATGTAAAGAAGGGGAAAAGGGATGGCATTGCGGCAGTCATATTCATGCTTGCAAATATGGGATTATGGTTTCTGCCATGTGCATCATGGGTCAGGTATGCCGTTTTAGCTTTGGCAATATTGGGATATGGGGCAGTGAATTATAAAAAACAGATTGGCAAAGCGGTCTTCGTGATACTTGGCTTTTATAACCTCCACTGCCTGAGCTTTCTGATAGCAAATAGCATTTATATAAAAATAACAGACATGATGATGAAGGATTTGGATGCTTTATCGGGGAATTATCAACAGCAGGTGTACCATTGCATAGCAGTCGGGATGGCTTTATCTGTTTTCCTTTATACGGCATTATTTGTGGCGATGACGGTCATTCTGCGCAGTATCATCAAAGGGACGGGCATAATGGCATGGCAGGACGTATTCCTGCTTTCCGTGTTGAATTTTGTGGGAAGCCTGATTGCAGGTGTGGTAAGCGGCCTGTTGATTGTAAATATAGGAAGCGGTGCGTTTATCCTGTTTGATGAAAAGCCGGATCTGCTATGGAAGGTTCCCATGATAGCAGTCTTCATATTTGCAGGGGAAGCCGCACTGATCTATTTCTGGCAGAGATACCGTATTCTGCTTGATGAAAGGCAGAAGCATTTTGTGGAGGAACAGCAGGTCAAAGCCATGAAAAAGCGGCTGGAGGAAGCAGAGAATTTTTACGGCAGTATCCGGAAGGTGCGCCATGAGATGAAGAACCACATGGCGAACATCAAGGGGCTGGCAGGAGCCGGGGAGTACGGGGAGATTGAGGATTATGTCCGGCGGATGGATGAGACCATGCAGGAGCTGGAGTATAAATATGTGACGGGAAATGCGGTGACGGATGTCATCATCAATGACAAATGCCGCAGGGCGGAGAAAGCGGGCATCCGGTTTGAAGCTGATTTCCGGTACGGCGGGGAAATCCCGGTATTTGACATGGGGATCATACTGAACAACCTTCTGGATAATGCCATAGAAGCCTGTGAGAAACTGGAGCCGGGAAAGGGATTCATAAGCCTTGTCCTGAAACGGAAGAAACAGTTTTTACTGCTGGATGTGGAGAACAGCTTTGACGGGGCTGTGCCTGTGCAGGTGCGTGGCGGCTCGGCACCGCCTACAACGAAACAGAGTACCCTGCCCGGAATCATCACGGAGCATGGAATCGGGCTTTCCAATGTGAGGGAGATGGCAGAGCGGTATTTTGGTGGTGTAAACATAAAAGTGAAAGGGGATGTATTCCATGTGACGGTCATGCTGCAGCAGGGGGAGGTGGAAGCGGAAAAGAATAAGTAACAGGATGCTTTTAACTGAAAACAAAAAATGGAGGATTAGAAAATGGCAATCAGCGGAGTAGGACAGAATTATTATCAGAACAATGTGGCAACAACGAAAAACACAAAAAATGTGAATGGCACGGAGAAATTTGCATTGGAGAAAACAGGCGAGACAAAGGAATTATCGGAAGCGGAAGAAATGGAATTATTCAAGAAGGAATTCTATGAAGACCTTTCCAAGATAACAATACATAAGACATTAAACAATGTTGCTATCAATATTTCAGAAGCAGGGTTTAAGGCTATGAAAGATGACCCGGAATACAGGGAAAAAATCCTTTCATTGCTCAAAAGGGATTTGGGGAGTTCGCTGGCGCCAAGAAACTGTTCTGGAGTGTTTACAGTTGGCGCAACAATAAAAGAATATCGGGGCGATTCGTGGCCTGTCGGTTATGATTCGGAATTTTATGCCCGTTCTGGGAACAGTTTTTTTAAGAAGACAAGTGAAAAGAAAGACAGGCAGAAGGAGATTCTGGAGGAATATCTGGAAAAGAGGGCGCAGACGAAAAAACAGCAGCAGGAAATATTGAATGAAAAGATTGCAAAGGCGGAGCAGGAGAGAAGCAGGCTGTCGCAGTCATGGAGCAGTGAGAGGCAGATGGCAGAAGCGGCAAATACTTATGACGCCAATGTTATGACGGAAACTGCCACGGGCAGTGCTTCCCTGCTTGGCTGATGAAGGGCATTATGCCCGGACTTACCATAAGGGGGCATGGGCGGCTCCGAATGACAGAAGGGCCACCATTCAAAAATTTTTAAGGAGGATGATTATTATGGCAATTTCAGGAGTAACGGATTACACAAACACTTATGCGGGGTACACAAATTCCGCAAAAAAGGCAGAGGAAAGTGTAAAAACAAGTACGGTGGAGCTGAAAACTCCAACCGGCGGAACCAAAACGGAGCAGATCAAGACGGGTTATAGCAATGTGAATGATTATTCCAAATATTTGCAGGGCAAGTACAGCTATATGAATACGGGGACTACCTCAATGCAGGGTGTTCCGACAACAGTATCTGTATCGGGAGCATTCTTAAAGAAGTGTATGAATGACCCGGAGAAAGCTAAATATTTGGAGGAAAATCTGGCGGCTATTCCCGATAGCGTTAAATCGCTTTGTAACTCTGTGAAAATGGCACCGGGTAGTCCTGTAGTGACCTATGCCACTTATAAGATAGATGATAATGGTAATATCTCCATGATGAGCGGCAGTACAAACGATCCGGATGGGAAAATAGCCAGAGAGAACGCTGAGAGGAAAGCAAAAGAAAAGAAAGAGCAGGAAGAAAAAGCGGCTAAAAGGCGGGAGGAGAAAAAGGCAGAGGAAGAAAAGGCCGCGGAAAGACGGGCAGAAAGGAAAGCGGCGAATGAAGCAGCGGCAGATACAGACGGATATACCGTAAGCGCCACAGGCACGGATATAAAAGCTGTTACGCAGAAAGTTATAGCAGCATCTTTGGGTATGTCTACGCCCGCAGGAGCAGGTTTTGATATAAAGGCGTAAATAATCCTTACATCCGATTCCGCAGAGGCGCATAAACCCTTGCCCCTGCGGAATGCCCGGACTTACCATAAGGGGGCATGGGCGGCTCCGAATGACAGAGGGGTCGCCATTCAAAATTTTTTAAGGAGGATGATTATTATGGCAATGGAGATTACAAACAATTACAGTAGTTACGTAGCAAGCTACACCGACACTACGAAGAAGACAGACAGCAAGGCGGCATCGGAGGTAAAGACAAACACATCAACAAACAGCAAGGATAAGGTGCAGGCATATTACGAGAAATTGTGCAAGAAGTTCCCTAACATTACTTTTAATACAGGTAGTGGTCTTATGAGCGGAAATGAAAATAAAGTGGTAATAAATCTTTCCAGCGAATGTTTAAAGAAAATGGCAAATGATCCAGAATTTGCTAAGAAAGTAGAGTTTAATTTAACTGGTGCAGTTCCAGGACAAAATAGAATGTTTGCACAAGCCAAAGCTGATAATGCAGTGATACATGGTGTTACAACTGTAATAGATGCCGATGGGAATGCTTCCGTTACTTGTGGTGGTATGACAAGAACAAGTGGTTCAAAACAAAATTCAACTACACTGAATACGGAAAAGAAGCAAAAAGAAAGATTAGAGAAAAAGCGAGAGGAAAGAAAAATTTTAGAAGAAAAGGCGACTAAGAGACAGGCGGAAAAAAGGGCAGAGAAGAAGGAGCAGATGGAAAAGTTGATAGAAGACAGAGGAGCAGATACGTTCACGGTAACGGCTACAGATACCGATGTAAAAAGCGTTACGCAGAACCTTATAGCTGCAATTTCTGGTACATCAGTATCTACGGGAGCAGGTTTTGATATAAAGGCGTAAATAATCTTTACACCCTATTCCGCAGAGGCGCAGAAACCTTTGCCCCTGCGGAATGCCCGGACTTATTGCGAGAGGGCATGGACGGCTCTGAACGACAGAAGAGCCGTGATATTAAAATAATTGGAGGATATTGGAAATGAGCATAAATGGAGTAGGACAGAATTATTATCAGAACAATGTGACGGTAACGAAAAGTTCAAAGAGTGTAAACAACACAGAAGAAACAAGCGGTATGCGGGAATTATCGGAAGCAGAGGAAATGGCGGCATTCAAAAAAGAATTTTATGCCGAACTTGAGAGGATACCAAGGGATAGAACAATAGCAAATGTGGCTGTTAACATATCAGAAGAAGCATTTAAGAATATGAAAGATGATCCAAAGTACAGGGAACAGATGTTATCTGTGATTAGGCGTGATATGACGGGTTCTGTTGCTCCGGCCCCGGATTGTTCTTTGGTAATTACAGTAGGAGCTACAGCTAAAGACTATAGGGCTGATGGATGGTCAGTTAATAATGATTCGGAATTTTACGCGCGTTCTCAGGACAGTTTTTATAAGAAGACGAGTGAAAAGAAAGACAGGCAGAAGGAGCTTCTGGAGGAATATCTGGAAAAGAGGGCGCAGGCAAAAAAACAGCAGCAGGAAATGTTGAATGAAAAGATTGCAAAGATGGAACTGGAGAAAAGCAGACTGTCGCAGTCATGGAGCAGTGAGAGGCAGATGGCAAAAGTGGCTGATGCATATGATGCCAATGTTATGATGGAAACTGTTGCGGGCAGTGCTTCTCTGCTTGGCTGATAAAGGGCATTATGCCCGGACTTACCATAAGGGGGCATGGGCGGCTCCGAATGACAGAGGAGCCGCCATTCAAAATAAAAATTTTTAGGAGGACAAAATTATGGCAATGGAGATTACAAGCAATTACAGCAGTTATGTAACAAGTTACACTGACAGTACGAAAAAGGTGGATATGTCTGGGAACGGTATGCTGACACATTTATCACAGATGATGGTGCAGCGCGCTGAGAACTGGATGAACGGCATCGGCGGGACAAACGATATCCTCGGAAGCACAGTGCAGTCAGCAATCAGGGCAACGGAACAGGCACTTTATGATTTAGACCATCCGCTTTCCCCGGACAGCGTAAAAAGCATTGAGGTGCAGAGACAGCAGGTGAAGGAGAGAGCATTTTATCAGTTGTTTTTGGTAAAACTGGAAGGCTGCTTATAAAGGATTATGATAGATTAACACCAATGCCCCACAGAGGATAAGCAGGCATCCCTGTTTTCCGGCAGATTGGCAAATCGGGGAGCAGGGGCGGCTTTGGTGGATGGCGGGGAGTAAAAGGAGTGGAGAAAGTATAAATGAATATTTTTCTTAATAATCAAATTAGGCGGAATCAGACACTGCTTGACATTATGTTTGGCAGAAAGGTACAGAACACAAAAACTAATAAGAATATGCAGTCCGGCAGGAGGGATACCGTCACCATAAGTAGCGAGGCGCAGGAACTGTCCATGAAGAAAAGCATATCGGGCAGGACGCGGAACACAAGCGTAGATAGCACGATTGACCTGCAGAAATATATAGATGATGCCAGGGAAAGCAATCGCGCGGCATTGGAAAATGCGGGTAGTGAGATTGATGTCAATGCTGTTACATACACGGACAGTTCCGAAGCATTCCGGGCGGCACTGACGGATAAATATTCAAAACTGGCGGCAGAGGCAAAGACGCATTCCAACCCAGAAGAATATATCTACGGGAAATATTATGACAAAGGCTCACAGTATTATGAAGCGAATCTGACAGAAACAGAGCGCCGGATTGCCTATAACTATGAAATGCAGATGTATAAGGACGGAAAGATAAACGGCGTAAGTTATCAGGATTCCCTTTTCAGGGGAATTGAGATATACGGGGATGTGAAGGATAATGACAGGATCATGTTTAAACGCCAGACTATAAACAGGCAGATATCCAATATCCTGTCGGGCGCGGGGATTGACACTGCAGGGATTCCGGACACCTGCTCTTTTACGGTTGATCCATACAGTTATTATATTTCAGTCGATGGCGTGGACGATTCGCTTAAGCAGCCAATGGAACAGGCGCTCAATCAGGGGAGCAATGGGAAGAACCTGTATAAGCATATCCTCACCTGCTCTACGCAGGACGGGTGCAACAGTTCGCAGGTTTCTGCGGATTCCAAGTTGAAGTTTCAGGCATTCCAGCAGGTGTATGAATATATCGGGCTGAAACTGAATGAACTGGATGAGAGGGGCGGAACTTATTATACAAAGGACGGAGAGGACATAAAGGAACTGGTCAGGACAGCAGTGGATAAGTCAGGCACGGTTCCGTGTGATTACAAGGCGCAGGTAAAGCAGTGGATATGCGGGATGATTTCAGAGATTTCCGGGAAGGGCTGGAACAATGTGGCAGATATGAATCTCAGCATACTCTTCCAGTCGGGCAGGCTGATTGACACGAAGCAGTCCATCGTTTATGCACAGGACAGCGAATGGATCAAGGACACGATAGGTTCCAGTTGGTACAGCGTGACAAATAAGTGATGAAAACAAATAATGCACAAGTGATAAAAGGGAATCGGTGGACAGGAGGTGGCTGTGCATCCTGTTTGGCGAGCCGTATGAAGCCGAGTTCCAGTCCGGCGGCGGAGTCCATGTGTATGACGGGAACGGAGACGAGATACTGACCTACACGGTGGGTGTGGGCTGGCATGAGAAGGAGTCGAAGGCGGAGACACAGGTACACGGGGCTTTGAAGGCTGCCTATTATGATGCGTACCATGCGGCAAGGCAGGAGATAAATTCCGGCATTGCCGGGATGGAAGTTCAGGGCGGATTTGTTGCGAGGGCATAAGAAGAATACATAAAGCACAAACGATAAAAGGGAACCAAACGTGAAGTGTTCATGTTTGGTTCCCTTGTTCCATATCAGTGCGGGGAGATAGCAATAGATGTATTTTTGGGGGAGAGGAGGTGGTATTATCCGGAAAATGAAATGCCCGGAGAGATGGTGCAAGAAACGGGCCTGTGATATTGGGGAGACGGGTTCCGGCTGGATTATCGTGTCGCTGAAATGCCCTAACTGCGGCAGGGTAATAAAGGTGTACTGGAAACCGAAAGGAAAAAGATAAATATACATAGTGGGAAAGAATGGCAGGAAGGTATCCTGTTATTTTTATTTTTATAGATTAAAGCGTTTCTTTTATGGTCATACTAAAGTTATCAATGGAAATTTTTGGAAATTCCCATTGTGCGGCTTGGCAGGTCAGCCATGCCGGATAACTGAATATGTACCGAGCGAGTGGGACCGCATTGTGTCGAGTCACGAATGGCCGGAGTAAAGCTAGTGAATTATTTTAGATTTCTTACAAAGAGCTTTCTCAGGGCCATTTTTTGCCTTTTTTTCAAAGCCAGTCCCACATCTGAATGAGAGCGTTCCTAACTTTACGAAGGCGTAAAGGAAGGAACGCTTTATGTCTTTTAGGAAAATCACAATCAAGTCAGGGAACGAAGAATTCACAATGAATGCTACGGAAGAGGAATATCTGAAATACTACCGCCCGTGGTGGCAGATGAAGAAAAAGGAGCAGAGGAACCGGGAAGCGATGGAGCAGAACGGCTATACGGAAGAATCCTACGAGGAATGGAAAGAGAACGATATGCGGACGGAGTTTTTTTCGGAGAGCATGGAGGAACTGGCGGAAAAGAGGATGCTGCTGGATGTCCTTCGTGATGCTATGGATTCCCTCCTGCCAGAAGAGCGGGAGCTTGCCATGAAAGTGTTCGGGGAGGAAATGAGCGTCTACGAATATGCACGGGTAACGGGCGGCAACAGGCGGACGCTTGATTTCCGCAAAAACAAGGTCATGGAGAAACTGCGCCATTTTTTCCGGGAACGTGGTATTGATGTGTAGTTCTTCCTTTATTCGACAGGAAAAGATACGTTTGTCGAACGGTTTTCAAAAATGTTTTATTTTTCATTGCCTGTTTTCAAAAAAGTGTCATTACGACAGTGAAGGGGTACAAGATCATCTGCCCCGGAAAGGAGGGAACGGAGCCTATGGAAAAATCACAGGAGCTTATCGGCATCTTGCAGGCAATCAGCATCGTTGCGAAAAGCCTCGCTGCCAAGCTGATGCAGATCGAGAAGGAAGTGGAAGCCTACGAAGCCGCAAAAGCGGCGCACGACAGGAAAATGAAGAAAGGATGGAGGCGCTGATGCGTAAGAAGGTTTTTATCTGCAGCCCCTTCCGCGGCGACAT